AAACAAAACTCGATGAAGCTCTTGAGTATTCACGTGATATCAAAAATGGTCTAAGAGATGACATAGTTCGTCTTGAACGTATCGTAGATTCTGTAGAGGATGATATTAATGGTGTTGAAGATGATGTACGCACCACAATTGATGATGCTGAAGAGCGCTTTGAAGTAAAGCGACAAGATTTACTGAATCAATATGTAGCTCAAAAAGATTTGTTAATCCGTGAAAACACTGCAACTCGTGATATTTTAGAAACGAAGATTCAAAATCTTGAAGCGGATATGGAAAAACAGTTACAAAGAGCATTGGACAACCCTTTAGCAAATAGGTAAAATTTATGATATTTGGAGATTAAAAAATGAGAGATATGTTATTACAAACAGTTGGATACGCTTCAGATAACGAAAATCCCACTGAAGATCACATCAACCAAGCACTAGTTAAAGCATTTCAAATGCCAGCGGCTTCTCGCAATCATACGCGTGTTTGGTTGCCTCATAGAGAGACTGGAGATGTACTCTCTGAGGTATGGAATTGGATGGACGTACATACTCATGCGTCTACTGCTAGAAATTTAATTTCAAATTGTGGACACGCTGCTATATGGACAATGATACCAGAACTAGATTCAGAAACTGAGGATAACGGCTGGGGTATTGATTATCCAGACGAATATTTCGATGGAGGTTTTTTAGCAGGTGAGAAAAATTTTTTAAACAATCCTGCCGTGATGAATGACTTTATCAGAAATTATGCTATAGGTATAGCTATCTCAGCAATGGAATATGCAAGAACTTTGCAAGATTTTGGTTATGATGTAGGCTTTTTAAGCGCACCTTTTATGGCTCCTATCGCCTGGAATACTTCTTTTGGTTCTTACTATGAACGGCAACCAGTAGTTCCCGTACTAATGATCTATGCAGGAACTAAAGGTAATGTGATAAGACACTCTTATCATAGAAATAAGATCACTACAGATACTATGGCGAACAATTCCATGATTAAACTAGATATTTCTGAGTCTGGAAAACCAAGTGGTTGGGGCTATAAAAACCTAAACTATTGGGAAGATTCAACTAAATCAAATTTAATAGGGTATACTCAGTCTGAAATTGCGTCTTTTGGTTTTACAAAATATAGTGAAAACTTTGTAGGACTAGAAGTAGCACCTACAGAAGAATCAGACACGTTTGATTGGAACGTATAGGTGAAGAAAAAACCAAAAATTAACTATGCGGAACTACTACGCAAATATAAGTCTGGGCGCTCAATCGGTTCTACTAACCGAGCCAGACTTGTAGCCCGTGGCATGATACCACGTAAATCAGGCCCTCATAAGGGTAAAAAAATCGACTTAGGAAGAAGAGGAAAGAGCTAATGGCTATGCACAAGAAAAACGGAAAACCAATGAATGGTGGTAAGAAAAAAATGAATGGTAAAGGTAATGGACTTACTGCCGCTCAAAAGAAACTTCCACCAGCACTTCAAGCTGCTATCTTAAAAAATAAAAAGAAGAAAAAGTAATGCTAACACATAAAGCAGTTCGTGCGGCTTACTTGAGTAAACTTGTCTACTCAGGTGAGCCCTTAGTGCGTTCGTCTTGTGATACATTTGGCTATGAAAAGTTCAAATGGTTTGATAGAGGAAGCACACAATGTTTTGTTGCTTGGGATAAAGAAACCAACACAGTGATTATCTGTTTCAGAGGTACTGAGCCAGACCAACTTTCCGATGTCTTAGCCGATCTCCGAGCGTGGCCGAAAAGAGCCCAAGAGAGGGGTCGTGTTCATTCAGGATTTGCTAATGCTATAAATCTTGTGGATAGTGAGATTGTTGAGTATTTAGATGCTCAACAATTTGATGATGATTGTCGAATCACGTGTACGGGTCATTCACTCGGAGCTGCATTAGCTACTATCATGGCAAGTCGGTTAGACGCCAACGAACTTTACACTTTTGGTTCCCCTCGTGTAGGTGATAGACGCTTCGTCAAAGAAATGAGTACTGACAAAATAAAGCATTACCGCTTTGTTAACAACAATGATATAGTGACTCGTGTACCTCCTCCTATTGTGTACCGTCATCACGGAGAGCTTGTCTATATAAATCACTATGGAAATATTCGTAAAATGACTGCTTGGCAACGCATTAAAGATCAATGGCGTGGACGTTTAGCAGCGTGGAAGAAACGTGAATTTTTTGACGGAGCACGTGACCATTCCATGGATTTATATCACCGCAAAATTTATCATGTCTACTTACAGAGCTAGAAGCTTATGTCCTATCTGCTCTTCTGATGAAGAAGTATGGTTTATGAATGGTAAAGTGGAGCCGCTTGATATTGTAGAGTGTCGAAAATGTTCACAATTATATGAGCCCGCAGATTTTATTTATACATTTATAGAACTACACAGCAATATCTCTGTATCTTCTAACTCAACCCCTTTCTCAGCTACTTTATAATTGCTTAGTCCCTTTAATTTTTGTATATTAACTTATATTTCAAAAACAGGAGATTCAAATGGCAGGTAAGAAAAGTTCTGGTAAAAATTACACCTCTAAAGGTGAGCGTCCAAATGTAACACGTTCTGTGTTAAATGCTCTTCGTCGTGAGTATATTCAGTCTGATATGCGCCGTAATAATCAAGCTATTGCGTGGCGTAAAGGTAAAAACGTTGTGCTCACTGTCCCAAATCCCGATAAAAAGAATACTAAAGAGCGTATGATTCGTGTTCCAGCAATAGATGTTTGGGGATTTCCACGTCAAGCTAACCTTAAGATGCGCTAATGCCTGAAGGTCCAGAATGCACACGTACAGCTAGACAACTTGATCGGGCTGTACGAGGTAAAAATTTAATCAATATTAATTTTATCTCTGGTAGGTATACTAAAAATCTACCTACAGGATTTGGCAGCTTCTATTGTGATTTAGAAGATGATGGGCCATTTCCTGTCAAAGCCGTACACAACAAGGGTAAATTTATATATTGGGAGCTTGGTGATTTGCTTCCAATATATTATATTTATACTACTCTTGGTATGACTGGTAATTTTAAACTCCAGCCATCCAAACACACAAGGATGGCTTTTTACTTTGATGATGACACTGCTGTCTACTACAACGATCAGCGTAATTTTGGGACTATTAAGTTTGTGGATAAAGAAAGTGATCTTCAAGCAAAACTTAGATCAATTGGACCTGATATGCTTAATAATCCTTGTACTCTTAGCGAATTTAATACCCGCGCACGAGGTAATCCCAGTTGGTCAGTGGTAAAGTGGTTAATGGATCAGAAAAAAATTTCTGGTGTAGGAAATATCTATAAATCAGAATCCCTATTTTTAGCTGGTATTGCTCCTCATAGAACAATGGGTAGTTTGGACGAAAAAGAACTTGAAAAACTTTATTATGCAATTTGTAAAGTACTATCAGCATCGTATGAGTCTGGCGGAGCAACTATTCGTAATTATTCTGACTTATATAATAATCATGGGAAGTATACTCGTTTCGCATCAAATCCTTCTGAAATAGTAGAAGCAAGAGGAGGACACGTAATGGTTTATAATCAGCAAAAAGATATATACGGTCATCCTGTTGAAAAAATCAAGCTTGATGATGGGCGTACTACTTTTTGGTCTCCGGCGGTTCAGTTTTGATTGAAGAAGAATTAGTAAAATGGTTAGAAGAATGGATAATAAAATACAGAGATTCTTCAGGTGACTGCGAGTCGTCTAGTTTAAGACTGTGTTGGCGCCTACAGCCACACACTTCTTTCGATAAAACAACTGTTGTTGCACAGAACTATATTCATACATTTGTTCTATATAATTCTACTTATTGGATTGATGTTTGGTCTAATTGTTTCTTTGATATAGATTTTACCAAAATAACTTGGTTTGCAGGATATTTACAGAGAGCTAGATATGAACGTTTTTGGTCGGAAGATATTAACAAAGACCCAAAAAAATTTAAATTTATTACCGTGAGAGAGTACTTGTGAGCGAGAATAGAATTTTTCTGTTAACGGATATTATTGATCAAAAACTTCGCAAAGAAAAAGAACT